TTGTTTAGATAACAGGTCAAGGATCTCAGTCATGCGGTTATTACGCAGACTTTGCAAGAGCATTAGCTTTTGCGCTTCAGACTGTCCCCAGAAGTAATCGTATTGGGGGTTTGGGCAGATTTGTACAAAAGGATGCTCACCCTTCAAAAATAGGGAAGAGCCTGGTCGGTCATAGATAATAACGTCAGGTGAGGCAATGTTTACGCATTGGTAATCTTTTGTCTCATCGTTCCAGACCCACAACTCGGTCATCTCAATAGTTTCTTCGGCAAGTCGTGCACGGTACTTATTCATCCCGTACAAGTCCATATTGACCTGTCCGTAGATGGTTGGGTTAGTGGCCGACATCACAATACGGGCTACACCATCACCACCCTCTGCCCCATCGTTGCTAGTGTTTTTGATGTTGCCTGTTACACGTGAAACAATTTGCTCACGCTTTGGGTGAGAATAGAGCCGCGCATAGAGTTCAGAACGGGTGATGTAATAACGTTGGCAGATGGCTTCTTGACGATCAACGTAGGGCGTGTCTTCTCGCAGCACACCCATTGCACCTGGCTCAATCATGTAGGGATGAATCCCTTGGTTGTAAACCAGTTTGACAAAGGTAGTGTTGTAGACCAACGCCCAAGTTAGCGCAGTAGAAAAGACTTGGTCAGCATTAGAGTTGAGCCACTCATCGTTAAGAGCCATTGTGAGCTTTGGCACTTTGCGGTGTTCATTTTCAGCCACCGAAGCACCCACGTTAACTGAAAACCGAGTGCTTTCTGCCGAATACAAAAACGATGTAAGTTGATCTAAGTGCGGGTGAATCTTGTTGAAGTACGCAGGTGGTTCTTCAGGGCCAGCACCAAACAGATAATAAGACCGAAGTGTTCCGTAGTCGGCTTTGCGTTCTTCACGCGAAACCATACACTTTTCCATCAGGTCAAGATAGAAACTCTCGCGCTCATCATTGTTTGGTGGGATACGCATTATGTTTTGATCTTCAGGTTTTGTGGATCTTGCATTGTTGCACGGGGATCAACCCTTGGCCCTGATTGTATGCCGGCTGCTTGTGGTGTCAAGCCGACCTGTTCGCCTTTGACAGATTGGCCAAAGCGTCCGGCCAAGACAGATTGCATATTCATCCCTTGGAACCCGCCACCCCAGATCGCTGAATCGCCGGCACGGGCTTCTTGCTGTTGCGGCTGCGGTTGAGGTTGGACTTGGGAATCTTTGCGGGGGCGGCCACGCTTTTTGGGTGTAGCGTACTTTTCGGCTTCCGCGTATTCTTTCTCACTGAACTTGTTGTTGCGTTTGAGGTAGCCGGCTTGGTTCTCGCCTGGACGGGTTGACTTGATGTCCGACATTCCGAATTCGATTGCAAGACTGTCGAGGTGTTTGTCGGCAGCTTTGGACTTGGCTGAAACAAAGCCAGGGCTTTTAAGAAACACTTGTAAAACCAATTCATCGGTACACCCCTCTGGGCAAGTGGGAGCAAAGCCTTCAAAGAAGCCGTGTTCCTGACATTTGTAATCTCTAAGTATACGAGCCATTATTTATCCCCTATCAAGTTGGTCGGCAAGACTATGGTCGTAGTCTGCCTTGTTAACAATTCCTAGCTTCATTTTGATCTCGCCATTTACAACTTGCAATCCATACCCTCTAGCCAAGCGAGGTTTGGCAACTTTGCGGTATTCGGTGAATCTTGTGTTGTCCCAGTTCTGCATAACGGCTATTTCGCCCTTTTGCCAAGAAATATAGGCTTTAGAGACTCGAATCTGCACATATTCGGTGATTGGATACGTTTCTTTCTGAAAAGTGTCTATCAACGTACTTAAACCAATGCCAGCGACCTCTGCAAACAATTTTAGCGATATTCCACGGTTTTCATCCGCAATAAAGCGTTTGATGATGCGTAGAAGGTCAACTTTAGTGATGGTTGTTGGACGCACCGTAAATTCCTATCTGTTTGAGGTAATCAGACACGTTTCTACCCATTGCAACCTCTTCAGGAGTTAATTCCTGTTGTTTTTTAGAGACATCCTTAGAAATGCGTCTACCAATGAGCTGTGGCTGCACTTGTTCGGCGTAAGCCGCCGCTGCCAAGGCTGAAGCGATCACCCGATCATCTTTATTGCGCCCTGAAGCCTCAATTGAGCCGCCGTCTCGCGTGACAGTCTTCATTTCCTCAATGGTGTCCATGTCCCAGATGTCCATCATGTTGCGCTCAAAGTAATCCTTCATGTAGGTGAGCATCCGTTCCTTAGTAGCCGATGTTGTGAGCCATCCCATGCTTTGTGAGAGGCCACCAAGGCTGTCGTTCTTGCGCCAGATGTAAGAGGTCATGCTACCAAGCACGTTCATTAGGTCTGTACCCATTTGGTTGCCCATGTTAGAGGCCAGACGCTTGAGATTACGCAATTCGTTAATGACGGCCTGGCCTGGACCATTGACTTCTAAGTTAAGCGTGGAATTCTTGTAGGCACCGGCCAAGTGAGCAATCACCCAAGCGTATTGGTAAGTGTTCATCTCGCTTGTGGCAAAGGCGGCTACTTGTTCCAGCCCGTCCGAATACGCTCGATACACTTGAATACAAAACCGATCAGCCCAATCGCTAGAACCATAGGCAGGATCAGCACCGATAACGTAATACGCAGTATCAATGGGTTCCTCCCAGACCTTAAGTGAGGCAAGACGTTCGGTTGATTTAAGAACGGTGGTGTCTTGGAAGTTTGCCCCGAAGGAGTATCGGTAGTAATCGGGTAATCGTTTCTTGGCGGCCTTAGCAGCATCTGTGCACCTCGCGTTAGAAAAGAAAGATGTGCCTGTCATCACAAAAGCATAGTCTTCAGTAGGCGGGAACTCTTGGTACATCAAAGAATCATCCTTGATACCTTCAAAGAGTTTCCAACGCCACCACGCTATCTGGCGCGAGTTGATCTCTACGTTGTACAACTTCTTAATATCTTTGACCCACTCTTTCTCTTCACCGGTTAGCTTACCGTCCCAATAAACCTTGTATGTCTGACCAAGTGGATCAAGTGAATACAGTTCATTACGCCACCAACCACAAAAAATCGCCCTCTGCGTGCGTGCTCTTTTACTAGTGGTATACATATCGTGGAACATATTAAATCCACGGGCAGTAGACTCAAAGATGTACATCCGCATTGGGTTGGTTTCAGCCAAAGACGCCAGTAGTGAGGCAAGTCCTTCCTCATCACCCCATGATGAAGTTTCAGTCCCATGTAGGAATGTGATTGCTTTTCCACGCCCTAATGTTCCTTTGCTACGGGTGCCGGCTACTTGATAAAACAAACGACTGCGGTTCTTCAGACTCATCTGAGTACGATTGTGGGCAAGCACAGGGATCTTGTACTCTTTTGGCAAGCCCTCCATGTACATTGAAAGCGTTGACCTAAACATATCCCGATTCTCTTCGGTGTCGGTAGTCAGCGTTCCCTGAAGACCTGGGTTAATGAAGTGCCAGTACAGATCGAGCGCAAGGGAGATGGTCGTGATACCGAGTTGTCGGCCTTTGAGAATGGTAAAGAAGTGAATATCCTCTTCCAACCCTTTGGCAATCTCGCCCATCACATAGGTCTGGGTGCCTAGCAAGTTATCCATCTTGCGTAAGCCCTGCTCTTTGGTTTCAATCTTGAGCTGCTTACAGAAGTGGTAGAACTGTTGGAGATTAAATGCGGCCATCTTGTTCCCAATTTGAAATCCTGACACAGACTTCTTTGTTTCTTGCACAAGAGATTAACTCTCTGTACATCTGTTCAGAGTAATTCTTTTGCCACTCATCTGCTAGTTTGATCTTTTGCTTCTTGGTTTTGCAAGCCAATGCCCGTCTCATCTGCAAAGATAGATCAGAGCGGGTATCAAAAAGGTATTGTTTAAGTAATGTATCCAAGAATGACCTCTGCGGCCTTGATTACTTTCTTCTCATTTGGTTCAGCAGTCCCTTCCTCAATGTAACCTTTCAATTCCTCAACAATCTCTTGCAGACGTATACGCATCAAGCAATCCACAAAGTCACACGCCAGCATTTCGCCATTATCAACAACGTGGTAATCAGCCATTAGTGCAATCCTTCAGAGTATTGAGCAATCACAGCCTTTAAGTTATCAATCTCAGCCTGGGCTTGGATCATCATCTTTGTGCTCTCACCATGCACCCGCATCAACTCTTTAAACATATCCATCTTACTCATTGTCCACACACGGTCAAGGTACTTACGCTTAAAGTCCTCATCCACACTCTCAACCAGTTGATCAATTACGTTTGCACCGTTAATCATAAGATTCTCCATACCCTGATTCCACCATCTTGTTTACGAGCAGAGAATTTCCACCCAAGAGCTTTACTGGCACGGTAGTTAGCATTGTTAATAGTCGGTAACTTACCATCTGTAACAAAGAAACTATCTCCTACATCCATATCCTTGTAGGGGTATGTGTATCTCCGTATCTTAGTAGTCAATGGTACATCTTTCTCAATACCCAATATATCTGTCATGTACATCTCCCTGTATATCGGGATATTAGCATAAACACGTTTTTTCTTTGGGGGGATGAAGGAATGGGGCACCCCCCCAGCCATACCCAAACCCAAGCCACGGCC